CAACCGCTGCGGAGCCGACTCGCATGTGCGACATCGCTCTGCTATACAGAAACGGATCGGTTTCGTCACTGTATGCAGCATCACTTGCCGCTTCGTGCGCACGTCGGAGCCAGTCCTGGCGTTGGGGTTGAGGACGTGGTGCGTGTTGTGCCTTGTACCGCCTTCGCTGATCGAACCATTCGTACAACGAAAGCTGGCTCTTGGAGAACTTTGTCTCCTTGCCGTCAATTATCCTCGGCATCATCTTCTTTCTCCCATTCTAGGTCTACGGCTCTGACGGGAAGATCGTACTCTGAGTTGGGAAATGCAATCATTATCCAACCTTCCTGGCGAAAAGCACTGATCTTCCCTTTGAACACAGGACCGTCAGGACAAAGCTGAACAAGAACTGCTCGACCTATGTCCTTCTCTGTTGGATTGATCATCGAGGCAAGCTCCTTGACCAGAAGCCCTTGACAAGCTCCGCAACCTCCGACAACTGGGCGTTGTTGAACACGCCGAGGTCATACATCTGCTTACCATTATCATTGATAACGGTCAGCGTGTGTTCACCAGCGTTGCGACGGAGGATGATGCGGGGATGTGTGTCGATACGACGGCGTGCACTCTTAGTCATCTTCGTAGTCATTTGCTTGCTCCTTTCTGTGCTTTCTCAGCAAGATGCTTGAGAAGTTCTACGCGACTTAAGCAATCTTCTTGTAACTCGGGGTTGTCTTGATGTGCTGTGCGCCAATGCATAAGAGCTTCGGGTACACGAAACCACCGACAACCCGCTTTGATCATTGTTTCTTGGTTAGGGCCATAACCAAGAACAGCAATAAATCGGTACCCACGATGGTCGCTGCCTGCATCAATGACGCCCTTCGTGTGTACGAATTGCATCGCACCAATCGCAGCATCCTTCAGTTTGACGCCACGTAGGTTGGCGTAAGTAAGCTCTACATCGTTGAAACTGGCACTGGTCAGGTTGGCACCGGTGAAGTCGGCAGTGCTCAAGTCTACTTCGTTCCAGAAGGTGGATACCAGCTCTGCACGAAAGAAGCGTGCTTCCTTGAACGCGCATGCCTCGTATCGTGCAAAGTAAGTACTTGCGTATGAGAAGTCCATGAAGTATCCTTTTACTTCATCGAACAAAGCATCGGCTATTAGTGCCTCTTGAAATGAGGCATGATGCATTGATGATTTGTAGAATAGTGTGTCAGTCCCTTCTGCTCGCCAAAACACTGCGTGATCTAACACGCATATTTTGAACCTCGTGTCTTTAATCTTCGCTCCTTCAAACCTTGCGGATGTTAGGTTGCAATCAAAGAAACCGGCGTCTCGCAGATTGCAGCCGTTGAAATTAGCCCGGCGCAGATCACAGCCAGCAAACTCTGCTCCTATTAAATCTTGGCCCTGAAACTGCATGTCATGAAGGTTTTGTCTTACATACGTATTAGACATTGGCTCGCTCCTTTCTCTCAGCTTCACGTGCTCTTTCATGCTTCAAACGCGCTTCACGTATTTGGTCATCAAGCAGCTTGTCAGGGTGAAGTAGGCGTAGGGCTTCCTGTTGTTCTCCCCAGTTCAAATCAGCAAACAATGCTGAGCAGTGCTTGCATGTACGTACGTATTCACGCACTGCTTTCTTGTTAATTGGATAACGACGATGTGCGATCTTCGGCTTTGATGGCATGTTCACCCCTCCTAGACACAGAAAGCTGTCCCAGCTATATGCTAGGACAGCTTTCTGTATGTTGTGTTGACTAGGCTCTACGAGCGAGCTTCGACGCAATACGCAATCTGAACAGTTCCTGTTCGTAGTCAGACGGGAACAGGAAGAACCGAGCGTATTGTCGGTTCATCACAGCACATTGGCAGTGTGCGTACGAGGCCTTCAAGCCTCGGATACGAGCACCGATCAGGTTGATCTTGCGCCGCTTCGCTCTGTGCGCTTCACGATTGGTCATTAGTTTGCTCCTTTCTCTACCTTCAACAAACTTACGAGCATTTGCACCCGCGCTTGACAATCATGCCGAAGCTCAGGGTCTTCAGTATGAGCAGCGTCCCAATGCTCAATGGCCTTTTCGACAGTGAACCAGCGACAGCCAGCCTTAATCATGTCTGGGGTGTCTGTGCCTCCCTTGATTGCAAGAAACTGGTAGCCACGTCGATCACAACCTGCATCAATGATGCCTTGTGCTTCGACAAAAAATACCCCATCAATGATAGTGTCCTGAATATGTGCTTCATACAGACTTGCGCCATCAAGACGTACAGATGAAAAGCGTGCGCTGTTTAAGTCAGCCTGCCTCAAATTGGCGTACTCAAAGCGACTCTTCGACCACAAGGAGTAGCTGAGGCCGGCTTCCTTGAAGTCAGACGAGTTTATTTCACAGTAGATAAATGTCGCAGAAGGAAGTTGAGCCATTGAGAAATCAGCTCGGCGACCTCGTACGTGCCGGAACAGGCTTTGCCTTAGATGGGCTGCATAGAAACTGCATCCTGTTATTTGTACATGCTCGAAGGCCGCACCTTCTCCCTTCACATGCATGAATGAGGCGTGGTTGAGATTACACGACGAAAACTTTGTATCTCCCAGCCACGCACTTTGAAACTCTGCGTTAGTGAGTGTACAGTTCTCGAACACAGCCCGGTTTAACTGTGCGGCGCTGAAGTCCACTCCTTCCATATGGGACTCGATGAACTTCGTGTCCGTCAGATCAGCGTGGCTGAGGTCGGCAGCGAAGAGGTTACAGTTTATGTAGGTCTCTCCGCTGAGATCGGTTCCTCGCAAGTTCTCACGAGAGAAGTCTTCGTTCTCATATGTTTTGGGCATGGACGTGCTCCTTTCTGTGCTAAGCGATGTACAGCAGAAGCTGTTCGGCTCCGTACACGGCTGGCAGGCCACATGCATCACACAGCACGTTCTCAGCATCAGGCTCGATCTCGGCTTCAGCACCGCATTCAGTGCAGAAACCTACATTGTCGGTACCAAACATGGAACGTTCAGCACCTTCAATGATCTGGTCCAGGTTCAGTTTCTTCCTGAAGTTCTTGCTTAGCATCTTAGTTGCTCCTTTCTTTCTTTCTTTCTTCGTGTATTCCCTCTCCCTTAGGTATGTGAACATAGTACCATAAAAACATGCCTATGTCAATGGCAATACGTAGGACCGTGCACCTATACTGCCTATGCATGGAAGGAAGTCGTGCTGGATTGTGCTTATATATCAATAGCTTACACATGCATTGACTTCATTCCTTCCTTCCATGTAATACGTGCGTACACTGTCAAGCTGTGTTTCTATGCCACGTTCGTTTGTGTTTAGTTTGCGTAGCGAACGCATTTCTGTAATTCTATGCAGCCTCGGAGCCGACGGCTGGTTTTCTATGCTGCCTTGTGCATGCACACGCACAAGCGATTGCGTGTTTGTTAGCTTGCTTGTTAGCTTGGTCCGCTTAGCTAAGTATAAGCTAGCTTGTTCAAGACAAAAGAAAAGCCCCGAGCAATAAAGCTCGGGGCTTGTTGTAGTTACGCACGCTTAGTCACTTCACGCCGGCGACCTTGTCGATCTGGTCGCCCTTAAGCCGCTTGTTCTCGTTGTACGGCCGCACGGCCTCGTCGTAGATGCCGAGTGCCTTCTTCTCGGCCTCCGTCAGCTTACCGCCGGCCATCGACTTGATCTCGCCGCTCTTGACGAGATCGACGAACTGGGCGTAGCCAATGTTCATGTCCTTGGCCATGTCAGTCGCCGCGAAATACTCGGCCTGCAAACGCCGAAGCTGGCCGAGAAGGACGCCGACATCGTTCCAGGCCGGTGCGGGAATCTCGTGGAAACGCAATCCGCTCTTGTCCTTCTTGTTGATGAGAAGGATCAGCTTGGAAACGGCCGACTGGAAGGGCGTGGCGTGCCGATCACGAGGCAGAAGCGCCACCCGTGCGGCCTTTCGAAGGTCGGAGTAGTTGACGCCCTGAGGCGTGATCTCCGGATCGGCCTGCATGCTCGTCGGAAGTGCCTTCGTGCGAACGTACGCGCTCTTCGTTTGAGCGCGAACGTATTGCTCGACTTTCCGGCCGTCCTTGTTGACCTTCACAATCGGCGCGAAGGCGTCGTACTTCACGGTGAAGTGCACGACGATGGCACAGTCTCGAAGCGAAGCTCGCCAGCTTTGAGGCGCGTTTTGCCACGTGGTTTCGGCCTCGCTGAAGAGGATTGCTGCAGCACCCTTCGCCCATGCCAGCATCGCCTTGTTGCTGTAGTCGTTTGTCTCGGCCAGTTGAAGGTGACCGGACTTGACCAACTTATGCAGCGCGACGACGAGGCGAATGCGAGAGAGCATCATGCTGCCCTCGTGCTTCTCGATGCTCTTCAGCATGTCCACGGCGTGACGGACTTCGATGGCCGCAATCTCTGCGTCCTTCGTGATGTCGGCTTCGATCTTGGCTTCGAGCGCAGTCTTCTCATTCTTGCTGGGCATTTCATTCTCCATTTGCAAGAATAGGCGACATAAGTCTCCGCGCTTCACTTCCTCGTCGCCCGTAAAGGGAAGTGAAACGTTCGATCTATTCACAATGTCAAACAGCAAATCAGCTACTATCTGAAGTATAGCTAATGGCAATGCTTGTGTCAATGGCAAACGCAAAGCTTCATACGCACATACTATATGTAGTATGTAACACCGTGAACAAACGTAGACCCCATACTACATCTATGAAGGCTTACAAGAAAAGTCTGAAATGAGCACCTTCCTACGAGAAGCAGATTACGGCTTGCTACGGGAAGCGTGATGAAGCGCATTGAAGCATGCCGAAGCAGCAGGAACACGAGGCAAGAAGGCCGAACCGCCCACACTTAAGTAACCACGCAAATACTTCCAGCCATAAGCACGAAAACTACTTCAACTATACTTCCCCAAACGCAAGTAATACATCATGTACACGCATGAATACATGTTTGCTTTCTTCTAGATACATACCGCCACCCGCATGCTTTGTTTAAGCCCCCCGCGCCCCCCGCCATTTCCAAAACGGGGTTCGTAGGTAAGGGGAGGGTACGCGCTTCGATCTCTATCCCTCCATATATACATGCTTCGCGATTCGCTTTGTACTGCCGCTATTTGTGCATGTACTCCTATCTGTTACTTGCATGTAGGATGCACTTCATATGTACATAAGTACAATGCACACAGCACATGCACACATGCATGCATGCAAACACTGTTTGTGTTAGTTCACGTATGTGTATGTGAGTGAAGGTGTGCACCCGGCCCTCTGTCGAGTGCCGGGGATGCAGCTTGTTTGTGCTTATGAAGCTTGCTTAGGTAAGAAGCTAATAGATGCGTTCGTTAATACAAACGCCAGAGCTAGTGCTAACGCTAACGCTAATGCTTATATAACACAAATGCAGACCGGCTGTTTAAACCGACCTGCTGACTTCAGAACAAACAAAGCGTTATATTAATAACACAAACTAATCCGCACCGCTTCGCACTGCTCCCCTCTTTACAACATACTGCCAATGGCGGAGCCATGCGTCCCCCCTCTGTATGTACTTGAAATACCATATTTTTGAGCTTGTGTCAAGAGGAAAAATGCGGTATCATACGTGCTATGGACGTGAAATAGGAATAGGTGCCTCATGGGTGCGTGGTCTGGTCTATGGGATGACATTGGCGGTAGCCCTTATGCCATTCTTGTTAACACAAAAACTTCAAACGCGAACTTCCGACGGTCTTCGATTGACAGAAAGCTGGCTCGGCTTATCAGAAAGCAGGGAGCTAAGCGTCTTCGTGGTGTGATGGCTGCTGTCAATGGTGTAGTTGCTGGTGCTGATGTTGATGTTGATCACTATAGAGTAACAGCACAAGCTAATCCAGGAAGTGGTCCAATCGGTGGCGGTGTTGTTCCAATCGAACAGAACGAGCTAATTGCTGACGCTACTGTTACTCATGCTGAGGATGTTACTCAGCTTGACACCATCCTTGCCCTGTCACAAACTGCTGCCGTAGTTGCTGATAGTGGTGGAAATGGTGGTGGAGGCTCGTTAACCAAAGCGTATCCAGTAGGTTGACAATGCCAATACCTGTGGCAACTCAAGTAGCAGGTCGTACTACTGTACCTCCACCTGCTACTTCTGATCCATCTATGGTTCAAATTCGCCAAGCTGCAATCAATCAGCTAGTAGCTTCTGGTCTTCCTGCTACTCAGGAAAACCTAAACAGGATGATTGAACAGCTTGGTGCTGATCCATCAGGCATAAACCGCAGTCCTAGTGTAATTGATGAACTTGGTTACACTGGTACAGCATCAGTGCCTATTCCCCAAGAAAAACCCATTCAACCAGGCAACCCTGAACCATTTGACAGGAGTGTTGAGACACAAAGCCTGCTTGATGACATCGCACGCAGGAACTTAGCTGTTGAAACTCCACGAGCAGGTGCACAACCAAACACTCCTGTAGCTTCAGCGCCACAAACCGTGCCTGCACCGCAAGCAGATGAGTTCGTTTCTGCTACGGAAGCCGTTCCTAACGCTGGAGTTGATCCACTTAGCATTGCTTCTGCTATTTTAGGCAGTGGAATGGCTGCTGGTGGTGCTGCTGCATACGCTAATGCACAACGAACGCCAGAGAAGCCTGCTGGGGCTGCCGAAGCACTAGCGAAGCAGCGTAAACTTCCTAAATCAAGATTCAGTGCTGAATCATCCCCAGTTCCGGTACCAGAGTCTCGGACTGCTGAGCGAAACGCTCGATTAGGCCCACGTTCAGGAGGCAGAGCCACTAAACAAGCTGCTAAGGTTGCCAACCCTGTAAAAGTACCAGTACCTCAGACGGAGGATATGAACCCTCGGCTTCTCCAAGCGATAATGCGCATACTGAAGCTGCTATGAACGTTCGTGAGGCTGCTGTTACACTAAGAAGGCTGCCCCCAGCAAAGAAACTACCCTTCATTAGCAAACTTCGTGAACGCTATGGAGAGAAATTCGCCGAAGATGTCCAAACCTACAAATGGGAGCCAACTCCCCACATCTCTACCAGACGCGAACGCTCCCCTCACACTTACGGACGGTGAAGTTCTCGAACCGATTCCTCCTGCTAACAATGACGGAACGGTTGAGATTCTGTCCAACAGTGCTGCTCAGCAAGCTGTAACAAGCATAAGAAAGAAGCTCGCTACCGATCTTCCAATTCCAGGCAAACAGATGAGTGCTATCGGTGTGGTAGTTGCTTATTCTCTGTTCGGCCTGGATACGTTTGAGATAGCTACAGCACTTGGTATTACGGAAGACCAAGTGAACCGTCTAATGATGTCTGAAGCGTACACTGAAATGTACGGTGAGTGCATACAGGCTATCTTGGATAGAGAAACAGGTGATGTACGAGCACTGTTTCAACAAACCGCCCGTGATGCTGCTCGTGCCATCCGCATGCAGCTTGAAAGTCCCGATCCGAAGGTAAAACTAGTAGCTGCTAAGGACATCTTGGACAGAGCAGGACACCGACCACAAGATGTCATTGACCAGCGAAATGCTATGGGCGATCAACTTGTGATCGAAGTGATAAAGCGAGATGAAAATGAGCACATCCCTGAAGTAGAGACCGACTTCGGATAGAACGGAACAGGAGGTTACCATGAGTGCTGGTGTGTATGATGCATCACTAAACAATCCATATCCAATCGCTACCCGTGCAGGTTCGCGTGAGTTTGCCTCAAAGGGTGGATTCGCAATCACTCCTGACGACAACGCTGATCTCACACACCCTGTGCGAGCCATCTATGTAGGTAGCGATGCTGGAAACGTCCGTGTTGTTACCGTCAGCGATGACACTCTGACGTTCATCGGCGTTCCTATTGGCACAATCATCCCCATTGCTGCAAAGCGTGTGAAGTCTACCGGCACAACCTCCACAAATCTCGTTGGACTTGCGTAATGTTCAACTGGTTCTTCAAGCTGTTTCGTTCCAAACCTGCACCGAGCTATCTATGCGGCGTACCTGAAGCTCAGTTCGATGCAAAGCCTCTATACGTCAACCTTCCTCCCAAAGACTTCCGTTCGACAATGCGGCACCTGAGCAGGTTGATTACTTGCCAGGAAGTGTTAGACAAGCACAGCGAATGGGACGAAGAACGCCGCACTCCGTACAAGGACGAGATAGCCGCACGCACCAAAGCACTACTCGATGCTGAGATCACCATCCCTCAATCCATTACAAATCAGCGTAAGATGCTCAAAGAAATGACGGAGAAAGCTGATGGCTAACTGGAACCTGTACGACAAGTTCCGTGAAGGTAACTTCGATGGAAATGCCATCAACTTTGAGACTCCAGGCGGGAATGGGCTAAAGATCGCACTTGTAACAAGCACGTACACACCAGATCAGAATCTGCATGATTTCTTTGATGATATTACCAATGAAGTATCAGGCACAAACTACACGGCAGGTGGAAACGTTTGTGCTAATGGTGCAGCTACTGTAGACGGCTCCGGCAATGTAAAGGTAGATGCTGACGATCCTGCTACATGGTCACAGAGCGGAACCGGGTTCTCCAATGCACGGAGAGCTATTCTATATCACGACACAGGCACTGCAGCTACCAGCCGCCTAATTGCATACAGCGATGCATTTTCTGCCGACAAAGGCAATGTTGATGGGGACTTTACCATAACGCTTGACTCGGCAGGTATCTTTACAAGTGCGAGATAGTTTCAGTGTCTATAACATCTAGTATTATAGCACGCGACGATATTCAAGCTGATGGATCGCGGCACATCCGCGAGGAACATACTGATCATCTTGGCCGCGTACATGTCGTTAACTATACGGCTGCCGCTGGACAGAATGTGTCCGCATTGATGTCGGCTCGGGTGTCTCAAATTGAGGCACAGCTTGCTGAAGCTGAAATCGAACAATTCGTTGCCAATATTGACACAGGAATGGATTTCGTTTCCATTGCTCCGAACTACACAACAAAGGAGAAAGTTTGGAAACGATTGATGCAGGAATATCGACGTGGGCGTGCGCGGCAAGCAATCAACCTATTGCCGCTGCTAAAGTACTTGAACACGACATACACAGACACGCAAATCAGAAACGCGCTCAGCATTTCGCAAGCAAAGCTGGATGCGGTGCGGAGCCGCGCTGTTGGGCTGGAAAACCTGAAAACCGCCATTGAAACTGATGATGCGTTGATTGAGGTCGAGTAATGGCAAACTGGTATCTCGACAGTAATCATCCTCGTGGCACTCCCAACACCGGAACTTCAAGCACAGTTTGGGCGGCTTCAATTGCATATGCTGTCGGCGATCGGGTAATTCGGCTGACCGGTGATGCAGGTTTGGTCTATGAGTGCACGACTGGTGGAACAAGTGGAGCATCCGAACCAACTTGGGATACCGATCCAGTAACTCCGGGAACAACTACGGATAATACGGTAGTTTGGACAACGCGTAACCCGCAGAGTTGGGCGAACGCGCACCCTAAATTAACTTTTGTTGACGGGTTGTGTTCGGCAGGAGATAATGTTTTTCTTCAAAATAGTTCAAGTGGGGGGTATTCATATGGTGAAAGTCAACTAGCTATTCTTGATTTTAATGGCACAATGGGTAATCCGGTAAGGGTATTTGCTTGCAAAACTGGAACGTCTGCTGAACCTCCTACAAACAGTGATCTAGTAACTAATCGAGATCACTCAGATAGAGCACAAATAAACTCGACATATAGTGGTGGAGGGGCAATAACGTTTCAAGGCTGTACCTACTATTACGGTATCTATTTTAATGCCAGCTATGTGTTTAATCTGCTTTATAATCGCGCAGTATCTAGCTGGGTTGTACTCGAAGAATGTGTTTTGAAATGGAAAGACGGGAAAAATCTTTTTGTAGGAAAAAACAGTACAAGCGCAACTGTCGTTCGTTCTCATCCTGCAACATTGATAAACTGCCGTATTGAAATTGCCGGTGCTAATCAAGATATCATAGTTTATGACTACGGTTCTTTTGTGTGGCGTGGTGGAGAGCTTAGTGCTCCTGTAACTCCACCGACCAATTTGTTTGATGGCACAGGCGATGGTCATATTTACATAGAAGGTGTTGATCTCTCAGATTTGGGAGCAAATTCTATCTATAATACCAACAACTTAGGCCTACGGGATTTGACAATTGCAAACTGTTTGATTGATGCAAACACATCCCTTATTAGCGGGACGCCTGCTGATATAGGTTCTGTATTTAGAATGCATAAGTGCAAAGCCGGTACAGCAATAACAACCCCAATCCCTGACTTCATCGAGGAAACCTACGAAGGCACTGTTCAGGACGAAACTGCGATTTACCGTACATCTGGTGCGTCGGATGGTTCCAATAACATCTCAATGAAGATGACGCCACGTACGGCCAGCACAACGAAGAAAGTATACCAACCTCTCTACAGTCCATGGCTTTTGGCTAAGGTCGATACCACAGACGCCAGCATCACAGTTCATTTGAACATAGACCGTGCCGCTGCTATTCAAGACGACGAATGTTGGATCGAAGTCATGATCCCGGAAGGTTCTGCTGGTTCAGGAGGTTCAGCCCAATTCACGAGATACTCAAGCCGTGTTTCGTTACTTGGCGCTCCCGCCAATCTGACCGCTGATACAGAAGCGTGGACAGGAACTGGTGGCTGGGCAAATGAACAGAAGCGAAAGATTACTTACACATTCCCAGCCAACATGCCAGAGTTCAAAGGTGTAGCAAGGGTTAGAATAGCTTGGGCTCCTGAAAGTACTGATCCGCTTTATGTTGATGCAATGGCGGTGTTGGCATAATGGCGGCTGAACAATATTTGATCGAAAGTGGCGGCTTCATTGCAGAAGAAGCGGAAAGCGAAGAGTTCCTGCTTGAGGGAATTGGGTTCTACCAAGAACCGACGGCAAGTGGTGCTTTTACTTTTACGCCCCTAGCTGCTTCATTTGCCTTTACACCCCAAACAGCTTTAGGAAATGAAAGCATACAAACAGCAGCTTCCTCATTCTCTTGGACCGCTCAGGCTCTGTCAGTAGTTTCAAATGCCGTCCTCGGCTCCACAGTGTTCAAGTTTACTGCTAAAACCCTAACCCTGCCTATTATAGAATCCATAACGAAAACCACATTCTCTTTCGCAGCAAAGACCATCTCCTTAGCTTATTCAGCAATACTAGTCGTAACCAGCTTCAAGTTCTCTGCCAAAACGTTATCAATTACAGTAACTGGCTCAGGCGGAAACCGCTGGACTAAAATCGGCGTGCAGCTAATGAGGAAGATGGGACTATGATCCCAAGGTTCAAGGTAGAGGAAGGAGGACTTGCCTATCGCTTCTCCCTGAGCAGGAAGAAAATCCAGGTGTATGCTGGTGGGTTCGCCAATGGCAAGACGGCTAGTGCTGTTGTGTTAAAAGGCTTAACTGTAGCACTAAACTACCCTGGTGCCAACATCCTTGTCGCACGTTCTACGTATCCAAAGCTGAATGATACCATTCGCAAGGAGTGGTTCAAATGGATGCCTACAAGCTGGAAGAAGTCATGGAGTAAGCACGATAACACCCTTGTACTCAAAAACGGCACGACGATAAACTTTCGATACATCGCTCAGCAAGGTAAACAAGCACAAGAAGCTACCACTTCCAACCTGCTATCAGCAACCTACGATCTGATAATCGTTGACCAGATTGAAGACCCTGAGATAATTGAAAAGGACTTTGACGATCTGCTTGGACGTTTACGTGGTATGGCCAGATACGAAGGTAATGACCCAACCATGCCGAAAACAGGCCCACGCTGGCTCGTCGTTACATGCAATCCAACAAGAAACTGGTTCTATCGCTCCATCATTCGTCCGCTCCACGTATATCAGGAAACAGGAAGGAAGTTAGCAGAACTCATTGTCGATACGAAAACAGGTGAACCAATCATTGATCTATTTGAGGGATCGACGTATGAGAACGCTTCAAATCTTGAGCCTGATTTCATCGAGACGCTGGAAGCTAAGTACCGTGGACAAATGCGATCGCGCTTTCTGCTTGGAGAATGGGCTGCGTATGAAGGACTCGTGTACCCACAGTTCGATGATAATGTTCACGTCGTACCCCACGACCAGATGCTGGCTTATTACGAAGAACTGCAACTCATGCAGTACAGACCAGTGCTGCTCGAAGGATTCGATTATGGACTTGCTGTTCCATCATGCTACCTGATAGCGTTTGTAGATTCACACTGCAATGTTTGCATCGTAGATGGGTTCTATGGAGAAGAACTGTCTATTGATGCAATGTCAAAGAAGATCAAGCAGCTCAGACGGCTGTATGGATCGACACTAAGGCGTGAAGGGGGTACTTCATTCGGATATCCGTTCAAACCTGTATTTGCTGATCCAGCAATCTTCCGTCGTTCCGTTGGTGATAAACAGACTGTGGGACAATCCATTGCTGCACTCTTTAAAGACGAAGGGATTAACATGCAGCGTGGGAACAACGACATCATCAATGGAATAACTAAGATACAAGGCTACTTGAACCAAATCCCTAATCACAGAAACCCGTTCACTGGTGGGTTTGATGGTCCGCATCTGTACGTAAGTGAAGACCTTCCATTTCTCATTAATGAGTTTACTGACTACTACTGGCAGCGTAACACTCAGGGTGAGGTTGTTGATAAGCCTCAGGACAGAAACGATCACGGCATGGATACTGTAAAGTACATGCTCAGTCTGCAACCTGAGATTGGAGACAAAGTGCCATCAATGTTCCCAGGCGCTCCAACATGGGCACGCTGGCATGAAGTCGAGAACACAGTGAACCCACGTATACACAGATACGTTCGTTAGGATAGAGCAACATGGCTGAGCCTGAAGGAAGCATCCCTGAGGTTGACAACGCCATTGATGAGATGGTTGGAAGCAAGCCTAAGAAGAAAGGCAAGTTCGAGCCGTCGTATCGTGTCGTTGGCGAGAGTAAGATTCCTGTATCTAAGCACCATGGTCCTGTGTGGAAGGGACGCAGGGATGCAGGAAGAAAAGCACTTGATTGGCTTGTTCCAGCGTGGAATGAAGCCATTCGTTACTACCAGCATGACCAGATGGGCTATCGGCAGGAGGATGCTGGTAATCAGAGTGGTAACAGAAGGCCAGCGAAGCAGATTACGGATGAGTGGTCTGAAACAGAGAATGTTGTCTTCGCGAACACCACCACACTTCTACCTGGTCTGTATGCTCAGAATCCTTCAGTTGAGATCACACTGAACAACCCTGAGCTTGTCAACATCCCTGCGGCACTAGAACGCCTTGCTGAAGCCTTGCTTAACAAGAAAACACCCCCAGGGCTGAATGCAAAGGCAAAGATTCGTAAGTGCATACTACTCACACTGCTCACCAACTGCGGATGGGCTGAGATCGGCTGGACGTTCAAGGATCAATCAAACGAACGTGTGTTTGAAGACTTGCAGCGGTTGGCTGAAGAACTGACAAAGACGAAGAATACAAAGCGGCTGCTTGAGATCGAAGGTGAGATTCAAGCGATCGAAAAGCACTTTGACATCCTACGTCCAGAAGGACCGTTTCTGCGTCACCGCTCTCCATTTGACATAATTGTCGATCCCGAGAGCGAGGATCGTGACGCAATGGATGCTAAGTGGATAATGAGTAGAGACTATCTATCTACTGAGTATCTAAACGCTCGCTTCGGCAAGAAGAACCCCGATGGTACAGTGTCTTCTGTGTACAAGGCTACACACATCATTTCATCCGGCGGGAACGACACAGTTGACCAAGAAGTGGAACAGTTCTCCTTGTTCTCATCCGAAAACGCTGCTGAGCAGCGGAAGAACTTCGACACCGATGAAGCATACAACTCCGCTCTACGTACCTGTGTGTGGTTTGTGTGGGACAAGACGACAAAGCGTGTACTTCTGTTCGCAGATGACAATTGGGCATGGCCTATTTGGGTCTGGGATGATCCTCTGCGGCTTGACAGGTTCTTTCCTTTCTACCGTTTAGCATTTCACGATGACCCGACGCATCCTGTGGCACTCGGGGAGGTTACTTACTACTTAGATCAGCAAGATGCAATCAACGACCTCAACTCTGAGCGTAAACGTGCGATGGATTGGTCCAGGAAGAACCTATTCTTCGACGTTAACGTGATTGGCAAGGATGAGGTTGAGAAGATACTGACTGGCAATGGATTGCAGGCGTATGGGCTTGATATACCGGATGGGAAGAAAGCATCTGATTCATTCGGTGCAATCCTGCCTCCTTCAGCAAACTTCACGCAGCTATTCGATAAAGAGGACTTGTATAAGGCCATTGATCGCATTAGCAGTGTGCGTGATGTGGAACGTGGTGCGCAGTTTAAGACAAACACTACGAACAAGGCCATTGATGAATACACCCGTTCAGGTCAGGTGCGTTCGGATGAGAAGATTGATCTGATCGAAGACTGGATGGGTGACATCATTTGGGGTATTCTGCAACTATGTTTGCAGTTTATGGATCAGGAAGCTGTCACTACGCTCGTGGGCTCTGAGATAGGCTCGCAGTGGCAGCAAATGGGTCCAGAAGACATAGCTGCTACGTTCTCCATGCGTGTTATCGGAGGTAGCAGTAAAAAGCCAACATCTAGAGCTAAGAAAGAAGAAGCCCTGCAAATGGGACAAGTCCTTGGTCAGTTCGCTGGTGCCGTTCCTATGGCAGTTGAAGTAATGCTTAAGGTAATGGAACAGGCGTTCGATGAGATTGTGATCAAGGAAGAAGACTGGCAGGCACTTAGAGAAAGCATCACAATGCAGGCTAACAAAGCAGGTGCTGGACCTGGTGCCGCCGTACCTCCTGGTGCAAATGGAAGCTCCCAAATGCAACCAGGACAAATGAGCCAAATTGCCGCAGCGGCGAAAGAGGCTACAGCACAGGGAGTGCCTTTAGACATAGCTCTACAAGGCATACTCTCTAGAACCCAATAAGGAACTCTACAATGGAAGATGAACTCGACTTCATCAGCAGCCAACTGGACCTGAAGTCTGATGATACCACTGAAACTCCGACAGACGTCGATGCACAAGTTACTGAACAGGAAGCAGGTACGGAAGATATCACCGACCCTACTCCGAGTGGAGAAGGCAGTCAGAAAGACAAGAGTGATAAACCCACCGACCAGCCCACAGACGCCGCGAAGACTCGTGGTCCCCAAGATTTAACACTTCCCGATGGACAGATTGTTAAATCAGGAGCACAGAGACGTGTCTATGAGAAGCAAGCATACGAAGCGTACCGTGCCCGGCCGCAGCTTGAAGGAAAGATTAGAGAGCTAGAAGGTCAGGTTCAATCTTTCCAGGCGGCATTTCAGGCACAGAGCGAACTCGGGTTAACGCCCGATGAGGCTGTTCTTGGTAGCAAGCTCATTGCAGGTTGGAAACGTGATCCTGTTGGGACGGCGAAATACCTCTTGACAGAGTTGCAAGCAATGGGCCATACTATCGAAGGCGTAGGAGTAGGTACTGACGTTGATGCTCTATCGAAGCTGATCGACCAGAAACTTGCTCCTATCACGTCACGGTTCGAGGAACAAACACAGCAGGCTGATGCTGTACAACAAGCACAACAAGAGTGGCAAGCCTTTACGGCACAGAATCCACTTGCATTGGTCCACGAACCTGAAATTACCCAGCTATTGGAACGTTCCGATCTTTCTCTCCAAGCTGCGTATCTGTATGTTGAAAACTGGTACCTGAAGAACGGGCTGGATTTCAACAAACCTCTTGCTGAGCAGCAGAGGACTAACGGCCAAACAGGCCAGCAGGACGCAACAAGAACCACATTGCCAAGTGGTCGTGGTACAGCAAGTGGTGCAGGAGCCGTTGCTGAGGAAACCATTGAGTACGCTGGCATTGATGATGACTACGCAACCATCGTCAAGCGTGCTATGAAGAACCAAGGCTTGGCAGTGCCCGATTAGCGAAAGAGAGAAACATCAGGAGTGACCAATGACAATTGCCACTGTCCTCCATGCGACGTTGACGCAATCGCGAAAGAAGCTGATCATGGCTTCTATCAAGTCAAACGCTCTCATGGCCTGGGCGTTCGCAACGAAGCGGGTCGAGTTTGAGCCTGGGGGTTATAACATTACTAACCCCTTGACGCTCGGACGGAACCCGAACGTTTCGACGTATGAATACTACGATACCCTGCCAGTTGCGCAGACTGATGAGTTCGATACTGTCGAATACTCGTGGTCTCGTGTTGCTGGTACGGTAATCATCTCCGATCAGGAGGAAGATGAGAATCGTGGACCGCAGGCGATCTTCAAGCTCTCCACTGCAAAGATGGATGTGCTTGAGGAAAGCATTAAGGAGAAGTTCGCTTCATATCTGTATGGCTCTGGTGCTGGCTCTGATCCGAATGGGCTTGGTAACCTGGTTCCGGCTGATCCTACTACGGGAACGCTTGGAACGATCAACAGAGCTACTGAGACGCAGTGGCGAACGTCGTCCTATGACTTCAATGGCAACCTTGATGAAACGAACATTGAGGAAGCCTGCGATGACATCATCCTCGATCTCACTGTGAAGGGGAACAAGCCTGATCTTATTCTGTT